CTACTCTTCTTTTCGACGCATTTGTCCCAACCACGTACAGAAAACTTTACCATCTGCTGCATCAGGATCTTCCATATATGCTTTAGCCATTTTTACATACGTTCCTACATCACTGCCTAAGACATCGGCGTAGTCACTATGCATCATATTCATTACATAATAGAAGTCAGCCTTTTCTTTAATGTCATGCTTAGCAGCAAGAGAATTTGTTTGCTCCATGCTCCAGTGCTCACCATGAGTGCCATCGACATTTTTCATATGAGAAACAGCTTTCTCCGCTAAACGGTCATCAAAGTGCGGGCCGCAGATCAAGCAATGGATTTTGTACATAGCTCCATAAAATTCATCGGGGCAATGCTTTTTAATTCTCTCAAGAGCTTCGCTGATTATTTCAACAAGCTCTTTTTCTTTTTCCCGATCACCGGCAATCTTTTCAAGGTATTCCACGTACTTATGCATCTTTGCTCACCGCCTTTTTGCTCTCTGCTACAGCAGCAGTAGGCGTAACAGGCACAGGCAAGCTTGCTACAGCACCGCAGTTATATGCGCAGATATAGCCGCAAATAAGCACAAATGAGCTAGTATCTGCTGCTACCTTCAAAATATAATTTCTGCGTGTTCTTATCTGATTAGCATATAAATGATGACCGCATTTGCGTAGTACCGGGTACTGCGTTGCTGCCGTACCGATTTGAATTACTACCGGCATCAAATTTGTCGCTGTAGAAGGAATATCTTGAGCTACTCGGATAACGTAGTTCTCACAATTTACATAAGTTCCTTCCGGAATAGTTAATACCAGATTATCCCCGGTAACCGCTACATCGGTTGTTAAAATCGTCCTGAAATTACACGTTGCCATTTTTATTTCATCTCCTTAATAAAAAACAGGGAAGCGTGACAGCTCCCCTGTTAATAGTCACGCTTTAAGCGGAATTACACGGTGCCACAACCGCCACAGCCATAAACACCGGTTGCAGATTGATACGGGCTGCAAGTGATGTAAGCCGGTTGCGGGAACGGACGTACCGCATTAATGATGTTAGAAGTCTGAGCCAAAGTTCCAAGTTGCAGCTGAGCAGCTTGCAGTTGGTCACGCAGTTCCTGCATAACATTCGCAGTCATTAATGCGCGAGTTGCTTCACCTTCCGCATGAATAGCAGAGGTAATGTCACAAGTGTTTTTAGCATTCTCATAACGAACCGCGTCAATGTTGCGATTGGTTTCGCAGCAGCACTGTTGAGCAGCGAAGGTGGACTGAGCAATAGCAGCCTGAACACCGCCGAAGCCTTGACATAAGTCTTTTTGAATACCGAAGTTTTGATTTGCGAGTTGATTAAAACCACGATCTAAAGTACTATTCAGATTGGTATAAAGAAATTCATTAGTCAAAGTATTTACGGCACCATTAGCGCCGCCTCCGAAACCACCGAATCCACCGCCGCCCCAGGCAAGCAGGAAGAATAACATTACTACCCACATCCA